GTGGAGAAGGACCATATCTACGTTGGGGCATACGATGCTGACTTCGAGTATGACGGTGCAAACGCGGCTTATAACGCCGCCAATGAGAAGTTACACTCTCGCACCGGTAAACAGCCCTACACAGGTAGTGCTGATTGTATCTGGAGCATACCCATAGACGACTTGGGTTTTGAACCGAATATTGGTGACGTATGCAGTACTCCAACGGAAGGCGGATTTATCATTGTCGACTACCTCAAGACAGCGGGTGCCTGGGGCGGAGGTGTGGCTGGTGATACTGCCATTATCTGGCTGAGGAAACCGGGGGATGCAACCTGCGGAATGGCCGGCGCTGAGGTCCTGACCAATGATACCGCGGTCAATACTATCGGCAACACGACGGCCGGGCCCACCGGCAGGACAGTTACCATCACTGCTAGCCGGACACTGTCCGGCAACATCGGCGCCGGCTGGGGTATTTTTAGTATATGGCCACTATCAGCTGTACAGCTATTATTCTATACGGAGTATGCTGGAGCAGACAGCCAGACGCTGGTGGGGAGAGGTATCGTTGACAAGGCCGCCGGCACGGGGTTCAACGGTGAGGTCTCAGGGTTTGACACAGCCGATACCAACATTGGTGTCAACGGCAGTGGAGCCGGCACCGGTGCAGACGGCCTTACTCCGATAGCCTACCGCGGCCTTGAGAACCTCTGGGGCAATATCTGGCAGTTCATCGACGGCTACGACGCAGTGGATGCCGCCTACCATATCATAAAAAGGGATGGCACGGGAGCCTTTGCTAACCCGATGGCAGCAGGCAACTATGAGGCGTCTCTGGCAGTCCCCATTATTGTTGATGGCTATATCAGCAATATTGTCTATGAGGACTTGCTAAAGTATATCTTCATTGCCTCGGCCGTAGTAGGTTCCTCCAGTACCTATCTTTATGACTACTGGTATGCCCACAACGCTGCTGAGGTTAATATCCTGCTGGCCGGGGGCCATTGGTATGCTGCCGTGAGTGCGGGGGTCGGCTATCGTTATTCGTATGGCGTTGCGGCGAATACCTGTTGTAGGCTCGGCGCGCGGCTCGAGTTCATTGGGTAAAATTTTACGGAGGTGGACAAGGTTAAAATGCGAAAATGTGTCGCAATCCTGCTAGCCGGGGGCAATTGCATTAGCAGTATTGACATGATTATCACTAGGTTCTATAATAGTCTAGGAGGTTATTATGGAACCAGAAGATTTAACTGGAAAGAAGTTTAACAACTTAACGGTAATTGGGTACAGCCATAAGGCTCAGTATGGAAGCTTAATGTGGCGTTGCAGGTGTGATTGTGGGAAGGAAACAATAGTAAGGTCGGATTGTTTAAGAAAAGGTAAAATAAAGTCTTGTGGTTGTCAAACTAAAAGTAGGAAGCATGGATTACATAAGCATAAGCTTTATAACGTTTGGCAAGGGATTAAGACCAGATGTTATAATCCTAAATCAAACAGGTACAAATATTACGGGGGCAAGGGGATCAAGGTTTGTGAGGAATGGCTTGACTTTAGTAGGTTTTACAGGTGGGCGATAGCTAATGGATATCAGGAGGGATTGACACTTGACCGAGTTGAGAGAAATAAAGACTATAGCCCCGAAAACTGTCAATGGGCCAGCTATCACGAACAGAATAGCCACAAGTCAGACCAAATACGCTTAGTTTATAATGGGAAGGAATATACTGTGACAGAGGCATCTGAAATAGCAAAAGTTTCGGCAAGTACAATCTATCACAGGCTAAGAAGAGGAATAAGCCATAAAGATATTGTGGAAGTGCCTCCGCAGACACAAAATAGGAGAGTGGCATCATGACAAGAAGTATGGTAAGCCCAGATACCATCTGGCTGAAGAAGACAGAGCTGACTGATAGTGGTTTGTTTCTGATCTTGCGAGTCCGGTCGAACATCAAACAGGTTACGGTTGAGGGCATGGATGGCGAGAGCCACCTTGAGTATGAATATGATGAAACCGAAACCCGCTACCCGGTTCCCGAGGGGGTAACTTCAGTGGCCGATATTCAAAATCTTATCTCGACAGATACCCCTGTGGTTATCTCGAAAGCAGGCAGAGAAAAGGCGTGGCAAGAAATCCATGCTAAGCCGATTGAAGAGCTTAGGAAAGTGGCAATCATAAAGGCGCTCTAAGAGAATGAGATATGGCACATGAATTACCCGCGTTTTGGGGATATTGCAGGAGAGGAAGGGCCGCTTGACGGTGAAAAGAAGAAACTCAGTGAGATATTTGACAAGGAGATACTTGTACTCGCTTTCAGGATAGGGAAGAGTAAGTTCCGGGACAAGAATTATGTTACGATACAGTATGAGAACGGCAGCACCAAGTATATGGTCTTTACCGGGTCGGAGGTACTCATGGATCAGCTCAAGAGGCATGAGGGGGATCTGCCATTCTACACTACTATTGTTAAAAGGTTTAATTACTACTCTCTATCTTGAGGAGAAAACAGTATAATAATACTGTCGAGAGGCAAATAAGCTGTAAGGAGGAGCCTCATGGTAAATAAAGGAGTAATCGTACTGGGCAGCCTGGCTGTAGGCGGGGTGCTCGTTTTTGCTCTCACCCGCAAAGGGCAGGCAGCTCCGCCTCCCGGCGGCTGGTGTTGCCCTTATAACTCGGCGCACGGCTGCTTCGAGACGTACGAAGAGCTTGTGCAGCACATACAATCAGTGCACCCTGGAGAACGTATTCCGCTCCCCATCGAGTGGGAGTAGGTAGAAGGAGGCTAATATGGAAAGACAGATGTTGCAAATGGATGACCCCGTATTTCCGCCAAGTGAGAGCAAGACGGCCAAAGCCCCTATCACCGTAAGTCCGGCGGGGTTAAGCTGCCAGGCCGAGCTTTTCCTGGGGACAAGCCCCACTAACAAGGCGGCCACGTCCGGACTAATCCCGTTTACATCAACGGGGGCCCAGCAGTTAATAAGTCTCCCGGTTACCATGCCAGCTGCAGGCGGGGTTGCCTATCACGTTTACCTCGATGTCTACGCGGAAGGATATCTCCTTCTCGCCTATCTGGCTACCGAGGACGTGATCATTCCCAGCGGCAGTGTTGGACTGATAACCTGGTAGGAGGATAATATGCCTCAGTTTGCGCCAAGCGTTCCGAAGACGGCGGTAGCGCCGATCACTATTTCGCCGGCAGGGTTGAACTGCGAGGCGGAACTCTTCCTTGGCCCGGACGACCAGACGAAGGTCGCTACCTCCGGGCCGGTGAGCTTTATCTCTACCGGAGCAGAGCGATCAGTTAACCTCCCGGTTACAATGCCGGTAGAGGGAAACTATCATGTTTACCTGGATGTTTATGCTGAGGACATTCTGGTTGCAGCCTACCAGGCCATTGAGGATGTGATAGTTGAGGTTCCCGTAGCCGAGTTTGCCTATGTCTCAGGGATAAGGAGTTTGGGAACCTTTTTCCCTTCACTTCCCGGGGATGGGGAATGGTATAAGGTCCAAGTTGATATTAAAAATATAGGCACCATCGCAGGCATATGCTCCATAGGCCCAGAGGAAATGCAGGTTTTGAGAGGTTATGAAGACCAAGCCCATTTTCAACCTGTTAATAGTCTTGAAGCATACGGGCAAATACCATTTAGTCAAACGATACAGCCGGGGCAGACACTAACCTTTGAATGGTGGATAGTCAGAATTACTGTTCCTTTTGTTCAACCAGTGCATGTTTATACTAAGGTTACTTCTCAAGCTGGAAGTCTCGGTCCAGTCCAAATAGCTTAATAGTTCATACCCGGGAGCCGGAATAGAGAGCAGGAGTTTTACCTGCTCCGTGCCAAGCAGGGTTTTCGCCTTAAAATAGTATTGGAGTATTGTCATGGATATTGGTCTCATACCTGTATGGATAACCACTACTTTTACCGCCGGTGGTGTAATTTATGCCATCGCGCGTAATGGTAGCCGCGGCAAGAAACAGGATGAACAGCTCAAGGCAGAGCTTAAACTGGAGATCAAAGTCATAAAGAAGCAGCTCGATGATCCCGAGAATGGTCTGGGCGCTATCAAAAAGTCCGCTGATGGAATGAGGCTTCACTGCGCCGAGGTCAGCACCCGTATTGAAGCTCAGACCCAAACGAATACTGATGAGATAAACATTCTTCGTAAGGGAAAGCAATAGCACAGTATTTGACTACTGTCGGATAAGAGAGCGATTAAAACCCGCTCTCTTCTTTTTATTCCTTTGGCGCCGACAGTGGGCAGGGTGTATTTTTGGCTGCTAGCGCGTCAAGTAGTACCGCTGTGAGCTTCAGGGTAGCCTTTTCCACGTCTGTCAAAGCAGCGTGAACCTCACCGATGGCGATACGCAGGTCCAGCAGGGCGGCAAGTATCTTGTCTTCCATGCCAATATCTTACTCCAGAATAGCTTCAAAATAAAGTGTCTACAGGGGCTTGACAAACTGTCTAATAGATGTATAATAAGAAGTATGACTGAAATTACTCTCCAAGTTGAAAACCTAGTTACCTTCAGTGAGGCGGCTAAGATATTAGGTGTGGTACGAGCCACCGTTTATAATCTAGTTGCCAAGCATAAGCTCCATCCGGTAGTTATTGGAAATAATCGCTATATTTTGCGCGATGAGTTGGAAATACTTAAGAGAGCGAGTGACAGAGAGGATATGTCATGAAGCAGATGCAAATTCGGGCAAAGAATGGCCGCATCTATGAATATGATTATTCTTTTCCGCGGAATGGTCGTAAGACATCAACACACCACCCGGACTTCCAATACAAAGAGTCATATAAAAATGAGGCACTACGAAGGTCGAACTATCAGTGTGAAATATGTGCTGCCACCGATAAAAAATTATACGTTCATCACAAAGAGGGATTAGGTGAAGAAAAAACTAAGAATCCTAACAATGACCGAGGTAACCTTTTAGTGGTATGCGCCTCGTGCCATATGTTGATTCATAAGGTTGGGATTTTCCCAGACGTTAAAGCTATCCGTCATTTACGGGATAAAGGATACACTCTTCAGTAAATTGGTGAGGTTTTCGGGGTATCTCGTCAAAGAATACACCAGTTATTAAGAAGTGAAGTAGAGCGATTAAAGAAGAAAGCTATGGCGGCGAAACCATAGCTTTCTAATGAAAGGAGGTCTGGCGATGGCGGGCAGACACTCTTGTCTAAAATATAGCACCACGCCGGCGCCTCTGTCAATACGGAGGCCAAATGTCGGATAAGCAGCTCCGGATCCCCGGGCTAGAAACAACCCCACTATTACCCCTAATGATGAGTTACAATCCTCGTCGGAAGCCGACTGGCTGGCCGGCGGACCGGGTAACATTTCTTGAGAAAAGGATCACCTCTCTAGAGCTGGAGCTAGCAATATTAAAAATTCAGATGGAGAAGGACTATGCCTGAGAAGCTGGATAAGAATGTTATTCTCGCGCTCCTGGCCCAGGCGGACAGCAAGTGGTACACCAGCCACCCCGGGCCCATGAATTATCGGGAGCACCTGGAGTTCACCGCGGAGTACATCGTCAAGAACTATAATAAGGAAGCCAAGAAAATCAGTACTTAGATACCGTAAATAAAGGAGGCGTTATGAAACTGACTTGTCTACAGGAAAACCTCGATCGGGGCTTGAATATCGTGAGCCGAGCGGTGGCCACCAGGCCGACTCTCCCGATTACCCAGAACATCTTACTAACCACGGATAAAGGCCGTCTAAAACTGGCGGCTACTAACCTGGAGATTGCCATCAGCTGCTGGATAGGCGCGAAAGTAGAAGCAGAAGGTGCCATTACCCTGCCGGCTAATCTCCTGGGAGACTTTATCCATTCTATGCCGCAAGATACCGTGAGCATTAAACTGTTGCCAGCCGGAAAAATAGTAGAGTTGAAGTGTACTCGCTTCGAAGGTCGTATTCATGGGGTAGATGCCAAAGACTTCCCGCCAATTCCCGAGGTGGGGGAGGGTCTGAATACTCGAATAGACGTGGAGGCATTAAGGCAAGCGATTTCCCGGGTGGTTATAACCGCAGCGACGAAAGACAGCCGTCCTGTGCTCACTGGTGTTTCGGCTAAGTTTAACGGTGATACCTTGACCTTGGCCGGGGCTGATGGTTATCGTCTCTCGATTCATAGTGTGCCACTGGCCGAAGCAATTAAGGAAGATGTTGAGGTTATCATCCCGGCGAAAACACTCAGAGAGCTCAATAGCTTATTGTCCAATGTGAAGGAGCCGGTTCAGGTGACCATCAACGCGGGGAAAAGCCAGATCCTCTTTCGTTCCAAGGATTTAGAGGTTGTCTCTCAGTTAATCGTAGGGAGCTTTCCCGATTACATAAAGCTTGTCCCCGAGGGTTTCAAAAGCAAAGTGACTATCGGTGTTGATGAGTTCCGGCGAGCGGTAAAAGCAGCTTGGGTATTTGCCAGCGAAGGCAAAGGTATTATCCGGATGGTTATCACCCCCGGCGAGGATATCCTTCCTGGAAAGGTTATGGTGTCGTCAAGTAGTGAGCAGGTTGGGGGGGATGATGGTGAGGTCGACGCAGTGGTTGAAGGAGGCGGCAGGATTGCCTTTGATGGTAAGTTCTTGAATCAGTTGCTCGGTGTCATCGATGATTCCCAGTTAGTCATGGAGATAAAGGGGGAAAGTTCCCCAGGTCTATTTCTACTTCCCGCCGATGATGCCTATAAGCACGTGATCATGCCGACGTTTATTCAGTGGTAGGCATTAGCAGAGAACTGTAACTGGCGGCAAATAAACGGAAAGGAGGTAAACCGATGCAAGCATATTGTGTGAAGTGCAGGGCTAAGAAGGAAATGAAAAACCCCAAGGCCGTAACCATGAAGAATGGTAAGCCTGCGACCCAGGGTGTGTGTCCAACCTGCGGTACGAAGATGTTCCGGATTGGCAAGGGCTAATTTCTCGACTCAGCTCCCCAGCGTTTCTACAGAGCACCAGTTGGGGGGCTGGAATGGAGAAATTAGTACAGTATTAGCCTACTGTGGAGAGTATTATGGTGATGGTAGCCAGAAGAACTATCAAGCATAAATGGACTGAGGATGAAGAAGATATCGTCCGGCAGCAATACAAAGGCAATCATCAGAGTCAAAAGGACATAGCTGACTACCTGAACTATGCCGGCGCCCAACCTCCTATTTCTCAGTTTGCCGTACAGGGTCGGGTAAACAAGCTGGGACTTGGGCAGAGGGAAAACCGTCGCTGGAGTGAGAGCGAAATGAACCGGCTCCGGGAGTGGACAGGTCGAATCAGGCCGGAGGAGGTGGCGGTCAGGCTTAAACGAGGAATAGTCTCTGTAATAGTCAAGCAGAAAAAGATGGGACTCTCGCTGCGGGCTAAGGACGGATGGTACACCAAGAAGGATGTGGCGGAAATGCTCGGCGTCGAGCATAAGAAAGTTCAGCGTTGGATGGATGACGGTTACCTGAAGGCGGTGCCGTATCGAGTGATGCCGCAAAAGAACGGCGGGGGACAGTGGTATATCGAGGAGAAGGATTTGAGGTGCTTTCTATTGCATTACCCGCAGGAGTTGGTGGGCAGGAACCTTGACGTCGTCCAGATCTTCGATATCCTCGTTCCTGCCGGCGTAAATGGGTATCATAGCAAACAGTAGAGTAATACCGTGAGGAAGTTATTATGGTGATGGCAACAAGAAGGACAACTAAGCATAAGTGGACTCAGGAGGAAGAGGATATTGTCCGCCAGCGGTACCGGGGCACTCATCAGAGTCAGAGGGACATTGCTGACTACCTGAACCACGCCGGCGCCCAGCCTCCTATATCGCAATTCGCTGTAAGTGGCCGGATATCGAAGCTTGGTATCGGGCAGCGGGAGAACCGGCGTTGGTCAGAGAGCGAGATGAACCGACTGCGGGAGTGGACCGGACGGTACCCGTCGGCAATGATAGCACAGAAGCTCAAGAGGGGAATAGTTTCAGTAATCGTCAAGATGGAAAAGATGGGGCTCTCCCGGAGAGCCAAGACGGGCTGGTATACCAAGAAGGATGTGGCGGAGATGCTGGGGGTAGACCATAAGAAGGTCCAGCGGTGGATGGACGATGGATATTTGAAAGCGGTGCCGTACCAGGAGATGCCGCAAAAGAATGGCGGGGGGCAGTGGTATATAAAGGAAGAGGATGTGAGAGCCTTTCTTCTGAGGTACCCACAGGAACTGGTAGGCCGCAACCTCGATGTCTGCCAGGTCTTCGATATTCTCGTCCCCGCCGGCGTAAATGGGTATCATAGCAAACAGTAGTTGGATACTGTGCATAAGGAGGCTATTGGAATGATAAATGTCGTCGAAAGGAATTGGCCGACAAACTTATCGAGTCCGGAGTTTCAGAGGATGAAGCGAACCAGGTTGCCTCTAAAGAGGTTGACTCCCTGGGGATCGCCAAGACCTCCACTGGTCAATGTCCTCTGGGTCATGCAAGCCCCATGGCTTATATGTTCTGCCAGTATGGCCATATGACTGATTGTCATTACCCGTTGAGCTGTGAGCAAGCTAATTGCAGTCATCACCAATCCGAGGTAATCGATGCTGGGGAGTATGCCGGCTTCTTGGAGGAGTGAAAAGTAATCTAATACTGGTAGCGGTGTCGCGGGGTAGAGCAGTGGCAGCTCACCGGCCCCATAAGCCGGAGGTCGAGGGTTCGAATCCCTCCCCCGCTACCAAGGAGCAATATGAAAGCGCTTAGTGGTTATGCAGAATGGTTTTGGCTCATGGCCAAGAACTGGAAGGATGTCGAGAATCGGAACTGGTCGCTTACCAGGTACATTAAGCGGGATGAGCTCCCGGTCCGTGTTTACCTGCATGCCAGCAAGAAGCCGGCCAGCAAGGAAGATATTACTTTCATCCGGTCAAGACTAACGCCGGCGCAACGGCAGGAGTTTGATATGGTGGACTGGGGGAGATATCGGGGTGCTATCATCGGTCAGATAACCATCGCTGATGAGGTAACCATGGACGACTGGGGTATGCCGGCTACTCATTCGCCCTGGTTCTTTGGGACATATGGCTTTGTAGTCAAGGATGGTGAGCTATACGACAGGCCATTCCCCTGTAAGGGGCAATTGGGCTTCTTCCCTTTGGAACTGGAGGGGATACCTCGCTAGAACCTTACCAGCGGCCCCAGGATGGCAAATGGAGAGGGTATGAGTGGAACATCGAGTAAGACGACCTTAATAACGCTACGGCTACCTAATGAAGTGGTGTATACACTAAGGCGTAGGATTGACGGTAGGCGTACCCACTGGTCAAGTGTTGGGGAATACCTGCAAGAACGGATAATCTATGACACGCAGCGTAGTCATAATCTGAGGCGAAGTAAATAGTATGAGTGTACTGTGGAGGTAAAGAGTTGATCAGATGCCCGGTATGTAAACAGCCTACGGGAACTTACAATGCACCTGGTGAAGAGCCGGGCACCATGGTGATTAAGGATTACCCGCTGTATCAGAAGAGTTATCCTGGACAGCCGGAATATCTGCCTCCTCGGTGCCTTGAGTGCTATGAGAAGGTTGAGGCCCGAAGAGCCAGGAAAGAACAAACAGTATAAGCATACTGTCGTAAGGAGGGACTATGCCAAAAACAGAGGTGAAAAATATATGGGAGAGACCGGACGTGTTAGATAGTTTCGAAACCAAGAGAGAGAAACGGAGAGCATTAAACCCCCGGCTGACCTTTGACTGCTTCAATGCGCATGCTCGAGGAGATAGAGTTGTCTGCGTCAAGGGTTATCACTTGGGTTGTAGCAATGATGGCTCTTTGTATCTAGCTAGCGTTCTCGAGGGAATCGCATCGGCTAAGTGCAAAAGCTGCCCCGATTTTAATGGTGATTGACAGTATTCCTATACTATGGAGGAAGGTATGGCAGTAGAATTAGAAAACCATAAGGGTGAATGGTGTGTAATAAAGCGCGGTATATTTTGCCAAGAAGGTTACTGTTCCGAATGCCAGATTTACAAGGACAATTTAAAAATGACCAAAGAAGAAGCGGGGGATCATGAGTAGTTTCACTACCCCGCTGGTGGTCTCGCCTTTACCTGATGGACGACGCTGGAGGTTATACCTTGCTTTCGTCTATCACGTCGGCGACCGGTGGAGCCGAGATGTTATCTGTGTGCCGAGAGGTTTTATCACTGATTTTGCTAGTATACCAAAGGTTATCTTCTGGCTACTTCCTTGGTGGGCAAAGTTTAGTAAACCCTCCCCTTTGCACGATTGGCTCTACACGGCACAGCAAATCCAGGGCAAGCCGATTACACGGAGAAAGGCTGATGATATATTTTACGAGGCCATGCTGATTGCGTTCCGTGACCATATATCAGGGAAGCTCGTAGCTTTTATTGAATATTGGGCGGTGCGGCTCTTCGGTTGGCCGGCATGGCACTTTAGAAAAGAAGTGAGAGATCAACAGTAGAGGGATACTGTAGAAAGGAGGACAGGTTGACTAGACTCAATGGGAAGCAAGACCTTTCCAAGACACAACTCTTGGAAAGAGCTAGTCGTCACCGACGGCGTAAACATTGGTTAGAGCAACCCCCTGGGACAGTTCCACGAGAATTCCGTCAATTCGGTCAGCCTATATTCCGACCAGTGCGTCGGCTAGCCGAGAAGGCAGTTCCTTTTGACACCATCGAAAAAGAGATGAGACTGAGACGGTCTATCTGGCAAAGGGCAAGAGATTTCTACAACCAGCGAATTAAGGGAAGGTTACAGAGAAGGCAACAGTAGTGCAATACTGTCGCATGACGGGAGAGTAGATGAGAGTACTAATAGCTTGTGAATTTAGTGGAATAGTGAGAGAAGCATTTACCAAGCGGGGACATGATGCTTGGAGCTGCGACCTGCTACCAAGTGAAATCCCAGGTCAGCACATTCAGGGTGATATTAGGCTTACTCTTTTAAAAACTTGGGACATAATGATTGCCCACCCACCCTGCACTCATCTCGCTGTGTCGGGAGCACGGCATTTTGCTGAAAAAAGAGCAGATGGCCGGCAACAAGCAGCAATCGACTTCTTTATGTCTCTGGCTAATGTTGAGATACCTCACATCTGTATCGAAAATCCGGTAGGCATTATGTCCACGCTCTGGAGAAAGCCAGACCAGATAATTCAGCCGTATGAGTTCGGGCACCCCGAGAGTAAAAAGACTTGTCTGTGGCTGAAAGGGTTGCCGAAATTAGTGCCGACTGACATTCTGGAGCCGGTGTATAAAAAGAATCCGGACGGTTCCGATTACAAAGACAGCGGCGGAAGTCGGTATTCAGAGAAACATTATTATAGGCCAAAGGCATACTGGGAGAATCAAACGCCGAGTGGTCAGAATAAATTGCCGCCATCCGAAGATAGATGGAAATTACGCTCTCGTACGTATCGAGGAATAGCGAGTGCTATGGCAGAGCAGTGGGGCTAAATTAATGCACAGTACAAGGGTACTATGAAAGGAGGAAAGCAATGGTAATCGAAAAGCTAGAATTTGATTTGGCACGCATGCATCAGGTCATCCTATCAAGTGTCCTCTCGGAGGAAGATATACAAAGGTTGGGGGTAGATGGCGATATCCGGCTATTTCAGGAAGCTAGCGACTGGCTGAAGGCGCATCCCAATTACTGTCTGATTGATGTCGGGTTTCACCAGTCTGGTGATGTGTCACCCAGGGAAGAAGGCGCCCGCCTTATATTGTACGTTGAGCCAGTATAAGCCATGAGTGAAGAGGTTAAAAGACCGGCATGGACTAAGTTGCCATGTAATTGTTGCGGCTCACTTGATTGGTGGTACCGCGAGCCGAGGATGATTTTCGGAGATACATATAGCCCAGGAGGATGGCTATGCGGCCGCTGCCACCCAAATCCAAATCCTGAGCCAAAAAAGGAGGAAAGCAATGGCTAACTATCCGCGAGTAGAGATGCAGAACATCGACAAGCTGAGCATTTCATTTAAAAAGGGGGTGGCGAGAATATCCTTTGAGGTTCTACCGAGCCATGATATGTTAAAGCTGGTATACCTCCAGGGAACCGCCAACTTGCTCAATGTTGTCATCGAGTCTCCCCAGGCCGAGATGGACTTGAAAATCACGCCGATCAATATCAAGACAGGGGAGGTAATCGAGCAATGAACCAGACTTCTATTGAATGGGTATTGAACCCGGACGGCTCGCCGGGCTTTACCTGGAATCCCATCACTGGCTGCCTGAATCATGTCAACGGGATGTGCAAGGGCGGTGGCTTCCCTTGCTACGCTTATAAGCTGGCCAACACCAGGCTAAGGGAAAGGTATCTGGCTGGTGGGGTTGTTGCTGATGAAGGGACTGACCATGAGAATTTGCTTAACCCCTTCTATCCCCGTTTCTGGCCGGAAAAGCTAGACCAGCCACTTAAAAGAAAGAAACCTGCCGGCATCTTTACCTGTGACATGAGCGACCTCTTTGGTATTGGTGTTCCTGAACAATGGACTTGGAGCGTGTTGAACTTTATCAAAGAGTGTCCTCAACACCGCTTCTATCTGCTCACTAAGCAACCCCAGAACTTGGCGAAGTTCTCGCCCTTCCCGGATAACTGCTGGGTAGGTGTTACGGCCACAAATTATGAGATGTTCAACGATGCCGTATGGAACTTAATAAATATTGAAGCCAAAGTGGAATATCTTTCCCTTGAACCCTTATTAGCACCAATCAATGCCGGCATATTAGACCAGTATCATAATTGGCCTGTTATGCATGGTAGTATTCTTCACAATATTATAGACTGGATCATCATCGGTGCCCAGACCAAACCGGCAAAGAAGCCGGAATTGCAATGGGTGAAAGACATCATCAAGGCCGCCGATACGGCTGGCATACCGGTCTTCCTGAAAGATAGCCTCTATAAGCTGGCCATGGACCGGCCAGTCGAGGATCATGACCTGTACTGGGAAGACATGCCAACCTTAAGGCAGGAGCTACCGGTACGAGGCTATGGTGACCAGTTGGTATTCAACCCTGAAGCTAGAGTGACCAGTGGAGGTGGTTACTGATGCCCAAATATCAGACAAATGCCCAAAGACAACATCGGTATGAAAAAATAGCGCGAGCTGAAGGCGAGCGGTGTATCATATGCTGGATAGAGAAAAAAGTCAGGCGTGGGCCACCTAATGTCAATCTCGAAATAGACCATGCTGATGGTGACCCAATGAACTGGAATTGGGAAAATCTTCACCTTGTCTGCCACCGAGACAACTGCAGGTTGCGGGAAATGCCCGTTAAAGCCAGAACGACCATGCTTCAAGACTATAGTGACCAGGTAGAGAAAGAAAGAGAGAGAGAGAACCTACCAACCTGGAAAACCATCCTTAAGGATGAAATAACGTACGAGTATGGGCCTCCGGAGATGCAAGCCCATAAGGTCTTTCTAAAGAGGTGGTTATTTAGGGTGCACCAGATAATGAGAGAGGAAGGTTCCGAGAAGAAGAAAGACCTTATCACCAGAGCTGCTCACTATGCCAAGTGCAGTAAGCAGACTTCTACCAATTACTTGGAAGTATATACGTCAATAGACAGCCCGTTCATGGAGAGTTCAGACAGCCAGGGAAATGTAATCATAACATACCGGAAATAGAGTAACGCTTGACAAGAGACGCTATAAACGCTATAATGGGGAATAATGGCTATGGGGACTGTAAAGAAAGAAAAAGAGGCAATGACCACGATTCAAGTTAAGCGGTCAGTTGCAGCACAGTTACAGGGCCTGGGGAAATGGGGCGATACCTATAGCACGATTATTGAGCGTCTCTTGAATGGAAGTAAAGGAGACGCTCATGAAGACAGGGGAGCTGCAAAAGATGAGCCTACTGGGAATAGCGATTAGGAAACAGGATAAGAAGGACCCGAGAAACAGCATCTATGTGGAATATCATCGGTGTGACCGGTGCGGAGCTGAGTACCGGGTGTATCTCCGCTCGCAGAAAGAGGTCGAGGAGGCGTACCAAGCGTTCGCCAAGATGTTTGGCAACAAGGCCGAAGAGGAAGACCTCTGCTACAATTGCCAGAGCCAGGTTGTTTTCGACCAGCCGATGATGCCCCTGGAGGTCTGATGAAGCGGGCGTCCGATGCCGCGGTAAGGGCAGTCTTTCGTCTAAGGATGCAGGAGATTAAAGACGATATCGCCGCCGGCAGGATCAAGTTCTCCAATTCCCCTCCGGAGTGGACGGAGCAGCTTCTTGAGATAACCGCCTTAAATTGCGTCCTGCTGCTCTTAGCCGAGCGAGCCAAGTGGAATTAGCACAAAAAGGGGCCCAGGGGATATCTCCCCCAGGCCCTCTCTTTTCGACGGTAGTCTAGTACTGTTTTCGCTTATAGCTTACTACCACTCCTTTTACGCCGGCTATCTTTCATTTGGAGTCCAACATATCCGCCAGCAGCATACTCAGCTCGGGCTTCGACGAGGCGACACATAGCAATATTGTAGAACTCGGCAAACTTATTGTCTTTGGAGAAGACTACGAACTTGCTGTCCGCTAGTATACCGTCGAACTCACAAGCTTTGCCCCACAGTTGGCGAGCCGTTGCTGCTAAGCTCGCAATATATTGCTGTCCCTGTCTGTTAAGAGCTTCCTGTTTAGTCACAAGATTCCCTCCTTCCACAGTATCGGGATACCGTCTTATGGACATTCAGCGCGGAGCTTGTCAGCTCGTTTCTGTAGCGCCTTCGGCACGAAGTAGACCATGATCGCCGTGAGCGGCGCCATGTACCAGTGGTGCCTTATCAACGAGCCGGCCAGCTCCCGGAAATACTGGGCATCAGAGGCCAGCCACTTGGCCGCAGTTCGTTGAGCTTCACAATCATTCCCGGTGTCAAGCCAGTCCAACACTGAAATATACTTAGACCGGGGAATGAAGCCGTTACCGAGAAAGTAATCGGCATCAGCCTTAACGACGTCGGCTATTAGTCCAGTCAATTTCACAATAATACCTCCTTTCTTACAGTATAGAGATACTGTCTGTTTATAGTGAAGCTTTTCTGTCACGCCGGGAATACCGCATTAAATGCCGGTATGCCATCCACTCAATCTGCCTCACACGTTCCGGAGTAACATTCAGGTCTAGGCCAACTTCTCTTAAAGTGCGGCCTTTTAATCTCTCCCGAATCACATGTTTTCGCCTTGGTTCCAGCTTATCAATAAAGCGCTCAAAGCCTGGATAATTATTCTTTAATTCCTCTATATACATTGAGACACCTTTCGACATATAACCACCTCCTTTCTAACAGTCTACTGTGTATTTGGGGTTTCTGCGTTTCCACTCGTCTAAAAGTTCGCGAAGGTCCGCAATATTCCCCCGACCTGTCAACCCTTTAGCAATTTCCGTAAAGATAGCAGTCTCAAGTTCCTTGTCGCTCATCATTCCCCCTTTCTACAGTATCGTACTACTATTTTACTACTTCAGGAATAAGGAATTTCTCTCGTTCTTGGCGGTAGATAGTCATCTGGCCATCGGCGTCTATCGTCTTAGCAATAAAGCCTACCTCGTAGAATTTATTCATGTTGGCGATTTCGGCATTGAAGTGGTCGATATCTGGGCATTTGACTAGGTCGAGGTCGCCCTCGGCATAGGTCTGGACCTGCAGGAGCTTCTTGTTTATCCAGACTCCGAAGTACCAGGCGTCTTGGCTGGTATCATATTGTTCCCACCCTTGGGCACTAAAGTCCTCGTCAAAGTCCCACCGGTACCGCTCCCCATTATTAATGAAGCTTCGAAAGACTTCATTACCACGTTTGTTAATTTCAGGCACAATTACACCTCCTTTCTGACAGTATACAAATACTGTCATTACTTTTGCTACGATTTAGATTGCTATAATCACCCCCTTTTTCACATGATAAGTTGAAGCTGTCGTTCTGTCTCCGGCCCGAAAACGTGCTCTATGGCTGAGGCGACATGTGCTGCCTTCTCGACGGCGGTACCGGCCGGGTAATAGGCCCCGCACGCCGGCACCTTGCATCCTGGAGGTCGCTTACGAGACCAATAATCCTTTTCGCAGAGCGGAATACAGGTCAGAGTATCTGTGGGACCGTACCAGGTACCGCCCTTATCGTAATCGGCGAGAATTGTCGCAGGCAGGCCGCAGACATGGCACTTATCCCGGCCATATTTTGCCAGTAGAATCATTGGCTGCCTCCCCTCTTAGAATTTGAACAGCGCCGGTTGCTCCGCAGATTGCCGGGCCTGCTCCTGCTCTTTTCGCTCGCGCCTGTCAGCGCGGTCATGCTCCTGTCTTATCTGCGTACGGCGATTGAAAATCCACCTTTTCAAGTCCAGGAGCCTCCCCATGCGATAGTCGCTGAGAGACTCGACCGCGATATCGGCGGGCATATCGACCTGTTTATGACGCCGGCACACCTCGGTGCTGATATATAAGTATATCTCCGACCAGTCGCCGTCCATCGGCGCCTCTAATCCCGCCGTATAGAGATAGGCGCAGGCTTCCGCATCGGTGCCGGTCATCGGCTCTCCCCGGAGGGACCGGACATTCTCGGTCAATCTCTCCAGGGTAATGGCCTGTTTCAGCCAATCCGGCAAAGTGTCTCCCCATCCCCCAGGCGAGACAATAATCGGGTCAGTAAAGACACCCGCTATGTCGGAGATGTCCTTCTGCACTTCTGTATTTCGTTTCATTTTAATTACGGTAAAGCCTCCTTTTTGATATCCGGGTTGAGCACAGCCTTGAGCACCACTTCCCCGGAGTCGGCGTCGACAATCTCGGTTACGCCCTCAGCGATTCCACCGATGAAGTTCATCCGTATTACCCGCGGCACAGTCAAGAGCGCGTCCTCAGCGTTCACCGCCGACACGGGATACGTGCAGGTCACTTTTACCACATATTTGGGCAAAGAAAGCACCTCCTTTCCGGACCTGATTGGCCCTTTAATCCTTGAACTTGGTTATATGCAGGCATGAGTAGTGGCTCTTGAAGTTGTTAACTGGACTTTGCCAGAAGCCGTTGCGAAAGTCAAGAAGATAGTGCCAGTAACCCTGATACTCTTGGACACGGACAGCTACCAGGTAATCGGTGAATATCCGGACGCAGGCATCCCGCCTTCCCCGGAGCACAATGACACTGGGGATATACTCACCCGCTTTGGTGCCGGAAGGGAAGTTCTCCACCTGTAGCCTCTGGATTTTCAGGTTGTCTAACCAGTAATGGTCGCCGCCGGCGTTGTAGGAGCCGATGAAAATATCCTTACCCTCGAGGTCTGCAAGAATATCCTTCAGCTGGGCGATTGCCTCTCTCCGTTGCTTCCGGATTGGGACAAGGGCTTCCCTCTTACCAAGGCGTACCGTTGTTCGTGGTTCTGGCTTCTCTACCTCGACCTTCGCCTCTTCAAAAAGGCCGAGCTGCGTGGTCATAATACCACCTCCTTTCTTACTTGAATTTTGATACCGGCAGGGCTACATGAGGGACTGCTGCTCGCCCTGCTTTTGCTTTACCTGGTCTGACTTGAGGGCGGCACTGGGGATGTTATCTCGGACATGCGCGATGCAGGACCGGAAGTGTCCGACCGGTTCTCGCTGGCTGCCGCCGATAGCATTGTCAATTTCGCCGATAATACGGTGGAAGCCTTCGCTGATATACTGGGGGATGCCGTCTATTTTCAGGGCTTCCCTGGCGACGTTACGAGCGCACTCCAAAGGTTCGACGGCATGGTTAAGAAAGTCCTCGACCATGTCCGCCGCCTCGGTCACTTTCAAGGTATTCCATTTTATAGGCACAATATCACCTCCTTTCAAGGCATAGTAGCCCTGTAGATTTAAGCGTTAGCCCGCTCATCACCGGACACCAACCTGGAGATGGTGTCCGGTATCAATGGGCTAATACTCGTCGGGGAATAGAATGGTAGTCGCTGACCTGTCGGCTTCCGTGATTATCCAGATTTTGGGCAAGTCCTCGGACTCATAGGCTGATAGAAGCCGGAAGCCCTCTTTTAGGCTAAGTTCGTTCTCCTGCTTGTCCTCATCGGATAGGTTTCCCCAGTCCCCCCGCCGGTGGCGGGTGAGGCTGCTCATGACGAACTTGGCGAAAGCCTCATTCTCGGCAATCTGGTCATTGACTCCCCTGGTCATAACCAGTCGCCCCATGTTAAAACTAATCAAATTCCTCTCCTTTCTGCCACAAAAAAGGGGGTAAGCTCCCGCATCGGGGAGCATAACCCCCTTTAAAAAACAAAAAAGCTTGATTTTATTATACGGCTACTGGTTGCCTTGCCGTGCGCTTCCGCTTCGACTTGCCGTTGCTTCCCGCTTCGGTTGCCTCTATAGGCTCGGCTTCCGTTTCGGCTGCTTCGGCTGCTTCCGCTTCCGCTTCTGGCTCGGCTTCCGGCTCTGGCTCGGTTGCTTCCGCTTCCGGCTCGGCTTCGGTGTTCGGCTTGTCGCTGGTCATCATCGGCATGGTTACAAGCTGGTAACCGTCAACCGTAAACAGGACTGGCGACTTGCTATCGGTGAGCTTGAGGTCAACCATACCGCTACAGGCTCTCAAGGCGTCTGCCAGATACTTACCGTCAATCCTCACCCTGTTTGACTCACCATCAATGTCGGCTGGTATAACCGCTTGCCCTTTATCATCGGGGCTAGACAGTATCACCATGCCGTCACTCGTGATGAGGTCTATCGGGTATGAGTTGCTATCGGCTAGCACCTTAAGCGAACTTACCGCTTTGACTGCCTCAACGGTGTCAAAGTGTATAGCGGTTTTTACCTCGGTAGGAATTAGCTTCTCATAATCGGGGAAAATGCCATCGGCACTAACAAAGCTATACCGAATTGCTTCGGTATCAATGAGAAGTTTTACTCCGTCAAGGCTCTCACCGCTTGCCTCAAAGCTCAGGTTGACACGGCGTGCTTTCCGCAAGGCGTTGGCTATCCCCCACAGGTCATCACGCATAATCAGGGCTTGCCCTTCACCGTCAAAGTCTATAGTCTGGACTGCCAGCCGGAAGCCGTCAGCACTAATGATGTTTAGCTTTCCTTCACCGGCTTTGAAGAGGATACATTGTAGAACTGGTCGGTTATCCTCTTTAGCGGTAAAGGGTAGCGTTCTGTCTAGTGCCTCGGCAAGCTCAACATTCCCGATGTTTGGCTTGACGGTATTGTTAGGACTAACTCTAACCTCGGCGTGGGACATAGGGGTATTTTCACCAATCCAAGCCATGTCCTCAAGGTAACTGGTATTGCTACCGCAAATTACTTTCAGGCGTTTTCCGATGCCATGCGTCTCGCTATCTGCACCGTTCGCCGGAACTATCTTGACTACGTTGCTTCCGGCGATTGCCTTTAAGTAACCGAGTAAGCCTTTACGCCCAACAGTGAAGTCCAGCAGCATGAGCCTATCGGCTAATACTCTGGATAAGGCGTTTACCAGTGTAGCTCTATGAGCTACAAAGCCGTTACCTGAACGCTTGCCCACAATATTCAGTTTTTCCAGTTTATTCACCCCTTTTGGCTATCTGGCTAGTGGGCTACTGCCAGCTTCACCTAATAGTAAACTACCGTCTAGCTGAGATACTCTAGCCTAAACGGAGCTTCCATTATCTATACTGTAAAACAGGGGCGTTTTGGGACATTAAAACAGGGCTTTTTTATCAGCTTGCCTAAATCGGTAAAGATACTTCCGGTCAGTCTCGGAAAGAGTCCCGCCGTCTCGCTTTTTACAGGCTATCTCAACAAGCCTCGGCGGTAATGCCAGGGTTAGCATTTTGAGGTCATACCATCGCTCTGGCATATCGTGTATATCATCGCTGGCTACGGTGTCCAGAAGCCTCACCCTGTAGCCTTCAGGGTCGATAATCTCACCGTCAAGCCGTTCAACTGGTCTTACTGCCAGCCACGCACACCGTTTACTTTCGGTATGACTGGCACAGGCTCGGCAGTGCGGTTCTACCGGATAACCGTTGACTATGCAAACTCTCGTAGCATAGCGGTTCTGGTTGCGGAAGTATAGGGCTATCATTAGACTGGCAATCCGGTAGGCTCTCAGTATCGGCAGGGGCTTGCCGTCTCGGCTCTCGGCTCTCTCAAGCTCCAGCATGGCATCATGTCGCCAGTCATCCCTATCTTGAGCCGGTATGTGGCTCTCGTATCGGCGTACTACATTATAGTAGCTTGCCCAAGCTCCGGTCAGTCCGGTGTATTCTGGTCTGGTCTGGTCTGGCTTCCGGCGAGTCCGGCTTCTCATTGAGCGTTTGCGCTTTGATAACAGGTCGCCAACTTCCAGCTTCAAAACTTCGGACTTCCGTTTGGTGTCAAGGACTGCATTAAATTCAGCTTCGGAAAGTTCGCCATTAGCTTGCTTTAACTTCAACTCGGTCATAGTAATTGCCATCGCCATCACCTCACTTTTAGTCTGGCAAGCGTTCAGGTCTAGGCTCGGTCATATTCGGTTGTTAAGGTGCTAACTCAACTAAACAGTATCCTAATACTGTCGGGTCTAGCTACGAATTAAGACTAGCATAGGCAATACCGGCTTGTCAAGTCCAGGCGGGAAAATAGTTTGCGGGGCTTGAGTAGGCATAAATCATTCATTATCTTGAATATGGCTATTGCCAGCGGAAATCCGATTTTGTGGGGAACTTTGTGGGGAACATTGTGGCGTAGTCACCGCTCGATACCGGCGGCGCCGGCGTAGGCATCCGGGTATAGGCAAAGGAAGACGGCACAGTATTGAAGCTAAATAGGGGTGCTAATGCCGGCAGCGGTTAATGCTTACAACCTGGTGGACCGGTTAGAAAGGTTAGAAAGATTATCCGCTGCCACGGGAAAGTATCAACGCTTCTTTTGCCAGAGGGGAAGGAAGGGGTGAATTGAGTAAACGACCTTATCGATACCATGAGGGTCAGTGTCAAGGATCTCGGGGTGGCGGTAAAGGCCGACCATAGCCACGCCGCCAAAAAAGCCACCCATAGACTTCCGGCTCCAGCCAGAATAGTCCGCGATGAGAGCCGGATCATAATTGTTCTTCGGCAGGGCACCGGCTATGATCGTGGTTAGCGTGTGGCGAATACCGTGCCAACCCCATCCGTACTGGTGCTCAAGCCCCGCCTTGATACATATTCGCTTAAACATTAGGGATAAAGAAGAGGGGTTATGATCCCTTGGCCGGTAATCAGCAAATATCGGTTTGAGAGCCTCAGGAATAAGGTGCTTTACAACCCTACCATGCTTGGAATGGTGAATGGTAAAAAAAGTGTCGTCGAAGTCCCGTTTCTTGATGCGCGAAAGGTCTTCTCTTCGGACAATAAAGGTTGTGGCCACAGCCAGGTAGAACCTCTCGGCAGGGGAATACTTCCCCCGGGCTTTTATCATCTGTTCGATCTGCTCGGGTAAAAGAGGGTGGGACTGAGCCTCGTCTTCAGGGTAAGGGGTATCATCCGCTTCAAAGGGCCAGGGCCAGCCATTGGCAAGCGCCAGTTTCTTGACGTGGAAGAACTCCTTGCGCAGGGTACGTTCGCTGATCCCCTCGCGGCGCCGGCGGATAAAGAACTGTCGGAAGTCACTGTCGGTCGGTACCTGTTTATCCTTGAGGACTTTGAGAAAGTTGGAACCGGTGACCAGGTAACTGGATAATGTACCGGGGGCCCGGAGCCGTGGCGATGAGAGCCGTTCAACCAATCTGTCCAGAGCCGGGTGCAGCTTGGTAGCAATCTTGTTGGCATTGGCCAACGCCTTTCTTTTGGTCTTAGCACGAGTTGTCATTTCTGGGTGCCCTCCCGGGTAGGATTGTTGTCCAGCGCGGTGAAGGGCTTTTGTAATTGTCGGCCCAGTTCATAGCCGGTGATCAGCATTTCCGTCATAGCGCCCATGGTCATCGCTGCTGGGTCCTGATTATTCTTGGCGGCGACGATCGCCAGGCCGGACCATGTCTCTATGACAAAAGCCGTTATGGCACGGCGTGTCCTGCCGTCCAGTTCCTCCGGTTGTGGTTCCGGCATGGATTTCAAGGCTCGGTAAAGTGCCTCGTTCCTGCCTTGGTCGCTTCGTACGTCGGTTGAGGCAACCAGCCTCGCCTTATCCCTGTGAGTAAGAGTGTTGTCAGTCATCGTTCGCATTCTCCTTTTCGTTTACAGTCGTCCCTGCAGCTCGCCTTTTGTCACCTGCAGGCGGAGACCCAGGGCGATACCATTTTTCAAAGCGTTAATTACCACCTGGTCGGCAGATGATTGTCGCTGGGCGCCCATTTTCATCAGGGCCTCGGTGGCCAGTGAACAGTAGTGCCGGATTATCAAGCTCTCATCCTCCTGGAGGGAGTCCACCAGGTTCAACCCTTCTTCCTGCCGGCGTTTCATATCATCGAAGTCAATCATTGGTTTAGTGTCTCCGAGGCGGCTGAGGATTCATGCCCATCATCCCCATGAGAGCGTCTGTGGGCATGGTCGTCTTTTCCACCCGGGTGCAGCGGTCAAGTCCACACTTGGAGCAGGTATCGTAATGGCGCATGAGAACCTTGCAAGTGGGCAGGGACACCTTGCTAAAGTCTTGGATCGGGGTAAGCCGTTTCTCGAGGGAAACGAAGGTGCCCTTGGGGATAGATGGCTCATTTTGGCAGGCCTGCTGGCAAACGGTATCGCTGGAACCGCATTTGGGGCACTTTGGGAACTCGATAGGGAACTCCATAAGTATTAACCTCCTTCTTTAGCTACAAACTAGACAGTAACATTGTACTATAGAGCGGGAGGGCTTGTCAATGGCCACTGCAGGTTGTATAATTCGGTTAAAGGAGCTTGGGGGATATGGGTTGAATGGATTGCGAAGCGATTTCAGTCGTAGCAGGGGCTGGTCAGCTCCATCTGTATAGCGAGCTTTTAGCAAATGTGCGCTATGACGGCAAGTACCACTCCGTTAAGGAGCTGGTGCAGCCGGATGACCCGACAGTGAGAGATATCGCCCGGGTGCTGGTGCAGGCGAAAGACTTCACCAAGGCAGCCCAGGAGTTCGTTGATTCCTTCACCACGTACCAGAACGAGGTCGGGGACTACTGGACAACTCCCGCGGAGCTGCTGGCGGCCCAGGCCGGCGATTGTGATGATAAGGCTATCCTCCTTTGCTCAATCCTGAGAAACTACCTGCCCCCGGACCAGGTCTACTGCGCTTTCGGTCTCTGGGTACTTGATGGGGAAACAACCGGGCATATGTATGTTGTAACCGAGGGGGAAGACGGCGACGATCGTATCATTGAAGCCACGGCCGGTCCGGAGAGAAAGACCAGGGGGAAATACGTACTTCATGGCATGTTTAATGATAAGTATGCCTTTTCAACCGAGATAGGGATACGAGAGTTCGACTTGAAGACTGTTGAAGTTGAAGAATTGACGGTAAGGAGGTAAGCGATGGCACCCAAGTCAAGAGCCAGGCAGGTTAAGCGAGTATTGCGAAATGCCGATGACATCATCCATTTATTCACAGGGAAGCGGTTGAAGAACATCGTGGGAACGGGGATAAATATCTTTGGGGAAGAGCTGGCCAGAAAAGCGGCCGGCGTATTCACCGGACCGGAAGAGCCGGAGCTGCCGCTCAACAGCCCCTACACCATACTGGGAATACATCCTGAGGCTATGGATGTGGTGGTGAAAGGAGCCTATCGCGCCCTCGCTCGCGAATACCATCCGGACACTGGTACCAAGCCGGACACTGTCAAGTTCCAGGCGGCCACGGAAGCCTATAATGCCATACTCGCCGAGCGCCAGCTACGCAAGGATCAGGAATGTGCGGCCAAGAGCTAAGAAAACGCCTGCATGCCGTTGACCCCAACCTTAATATCGCCCCTGGGGGACATCATTGGAAGTCAAAACAAGGTGCTGATAATTGGGAGAAGGCAGCCGGCATTATTTGCTCGAACTGCGGTCGGGAAGTTTTCAGATCAAGGGATGGGATTTGTATGCCGTGCTGGGACCAGGTTCACGAGATTGAGGTTCGAGACGGCACCGGAATAACGAACTGGCTGCCGATGGATATTATCAATCAGATAACGCACCAGGCCAAGAAGGATGAGTAACCGGGGCCTCAAAAGAATATCAATACGGAGAAACGAAAAGGGGAGTGGGTTTTAACCGCTCCCCTTCTTTTTGTCGAGTAAATAAAAGCCGACGCGCTTTTACCGCAGGCAGGAACGCATGATCGTATTGCGCTCGAGACGGCTGGAGACTCCCTTGGTCTGGGCGGCGCATTTGGAGAACTTCAGCTTCTGCTCGGGACTGCCGGCTCCAGGAGCGCTAGGCGAGCGCTGGAACACCGTGAGGTGTTTCTTTGCCGCTACTGCCTGGATTTGACCAACAGGCGGGGCCATCCCCGGGTTAATTCTCTTCCATTTTGCTGGCATTTGGTCATCCCTCCTTATTTAAGATTTTTATTACCCCTCGACCTGGGGTTGTTCATCGGCCTCTGCAGTGGCCGGTAAAACCTCTTCTAGTCCTTCGAAAAAGTCCTTCGAATCGATGTGAGCCACTATCTTATTCCTGTCCGTCATGATTAGAACGATTGGCGCCAGTGGCAGTTCGTTTGTGATGAACACTTCCTGGAACTCTTCATCCTGGTCTAAATTTACTATCTTTGCCTCACCATTGTCAAGTTCTCGCCAAAAGTCTTTCTTAAACTTCTTCTCGGCTTCCTCACAAATGGAACAATCATCACTTGAAAGCAAGACAATCTTCATCTCAACTCCTTAGTATTTCCCGGTTAGTTTAGTAGCATTAGTTAAGGCTGCATTATCCGCCGACTTCTCATACTTAAGAAATGCTTCTTCTGACTGTAACTGTTCTATGTACGTCTCAGGGCCTAAGCTTTGCGCTTGAGCCCAGTGTTCCAACTCGTGGGCAATGGCAGATTCAGTCGGCTTATTTCTAAAGTAAACGGTGTTAATAGGTATGGTAAAAGCTGCTTTAACACTTGATTTTTTGCTGTCGCGTATATTAAGGTTTTTTTTAAATTGGTGGTCGTCATAGCATAGAATTGCAGGGTGAGGCTTATCATTAAGGGCTGTATAAACCTCCTTTATATAGCCCTTAATAACCGGAGTCAGGTTTTCTTCTAAATCATCAAGCCTCAAATTATTATACCTCGGGTAAGAAGGTCTTTACGCTGTTTTTCAAATGCCTCTTCGGTTAATTCCCGATCATCTTCTGCAGTGGAGGGCAATTCTGTCATCTCTTCCGGATGCCTTTCGGGGAAAAGAGCCTTAGGGTCCAGGGTTCCCAAGAGTTCTTTGCGTAGGTCCCGGGCCTCGATACCAAAGGCAGGTATAACATCATCATACTTACCAGAGCCGGCGTTCTCAACAGTGGATATCGGCCCTAGCCGGCGGACCCAGTCGAGTATCCGGTAGTAGATATCCGGATTTTCGACCATACCGACCGTCTCTTCCGCCAGCGCTTCAAGCTCGAGCAAATGTTTTGACTGTCCACAGTCACAAACCTTGCCATTGATACGGAACTTCTGGACGCAGTGGCGCTGTAGCATGAGAAGGTTCTTGCCTATCTCGCGGTTCTGGTAATCCACCGTTTCCTTGGTGGAGACAGTGGAGGTAACCGAAGGGTTGGCTTCCAGGCGCACCTTTGTTCTGGTGTTGCCCAGGTTGGCAGGGTGGGTATCCTCGACGATTTCTTCAGGGAGGTCCGGCATCTGTTCGGGTTCTGCCCCTTCGGGCTTTGAGTGAGCGTCTCCAAGTATTTTTACCAGATCCTGTAAACGCTCTTTTTCATTAGAGCGCCTCACCAGCAAACGCTCGAGGGGAATTTTATCAACCGCCTGTGCTACAAGAGCTAACCAATTCATATTTACGCCTCTTATCTATATTAGATTTATTACCGCGGCTTGTCAAGCCTTTACCATAATAAAAGCTAAAACTCGTTGACAAAAGCGTTTGCATGCGCCTATAATCCAGATTAAAGGAGGTGTGCTATGGCAAGTAAGGAACAAATCTTTGGTATCATGGCGGGAGCCAGCGGCCCCATGAGCAGGGTTCATCTGGAAGAGAAGGTTGGCGAGAGCTACCGCCGCTTTCAGACACAGCTTGACCGGTGGGTTAAGCAGGGGTTAATCGAGGACACCGGCGACCATTGCTACATACTGACTGACAAGGGGAGGGAAGAATCCTTGCAAGAGGAAATTGATAATATTCCTGAGGGTGAGTTAGCAGAGACGGGCGAGGGTAAAAAAGAAGAGACCCAAGCCACGGCCGGCACGACGGAGTATCAGCAGTTCCTTCGCCTCGGGAAGTATATCGGGGTAGTGCCTATGAGCCTGATTAAGGTTACTACCGACCACATCTGGAACGGTGGCGATTATCAGGACCTGAAATGGATAGCTTCGGGCTTGCAGCAGATGGGTATTCAGCGCGACCTGGCTAACCGCTGGCTCGCCGCTTGGGGCTCTCATCTGAAGCAACCCTTGCCAGCAGATTTGCCAACGTATTTTAGCAATACTGAAGTTAAAAGGGGAGAGGGACTTGAAGCAGAAAGAAAGAAGGGGGTCGGGAGTAGACCCTATATAATTGATAGCAACGACCAAGCAATATGGGTCGGTGAAGGCATGGGGAACCTTGATTATCAGGATGCGGTGGATATAAGCAAGCTCAGGGCAGCAGGGAGGGCAGTCCGCTCCGATGGGCATAGAGACGGATCGGGGGATAGCCTGGCCGCGAAGGCAGTTGAGAAAGTTATCGGCGACATGAATCGGGAGCCAGCTCCTCCCGGGGATGAAACGGAAAAGATGATCTCTCAATTTAAGGCGCTCAAGGAGCTATTGGGAGAGGGGAAGCAGGAATCAGGTAACGACATCGAAAAGACGATTGCCATAATGAAAACTATGAGAGAGTTGTTTCCGGAGAATAAACCACAGCTTCCCATTGCCTCTCCGCAGAGGCAGATGCTGTACGATAAAAGAACGGGTGAAGTAACGGAAGTGGCTCCGGGGCAGCCGGTTATTATCATGCGCGAGAATGCAGCGGTTTCTCAGGCGACCCCCATTCAGGTGAAGGATAAGGATGGTAACCCGATGGTACTGGATCTCAGCACCTATATCCGGCTAGAGGAGCATAAGGAGAAACAGCGGAGGGATGAGGATAGCCACCAGGTCAAGATAGATATTGCCAAGACCTTCAAGGAAGCGCTGAACAGGGCCGGCAAAGCCCTGGCCAACATGGGAGAGGGGGAAGAGTAGATGGCTATTAAAAAGAGTCTCGGTAAGTTCGGCAGCCGCTTCGCCTTCGAGTTTTTCCTTGAAACCATGCACGACTCCATAATTCAGGGGTTAAAAAAGTACCTGAATACCATAAAGGCCGAGGATATCCCTGCCATGGTCCGCGATGGTAGATTCCCCGAACTGGCGCATCTGGACTTATCGGCCATTGGTGATAATATTGAGCACTTTGAAAAGATATCTCTTGTGCGCCTGGTGGAATTCATTGCGGAGGCTCGGCCTGACCTGGCGACGGCGGTTATGAGCTTGGGGGATACCGGCGCCGAATACATGGCAAAATTGCGCCGGCATATGCTCGGGTCGCTAAAGCGCACGGAGTTCAAGCCCGATGAGAACGTGGTGCTGGCTCATTGCGACAAGTGTGATAAGAAGTGGCCGGTCAAGAAAGACGAAGCTGAGTCCGTTACCAAGTGCCCGTTCTGCGGTGCAGGGGAAGATGAGCCGGAGAAACCTCCGGAAGAGGAATAACGTTCAAGTCTTGACAATTGCTCTGAAAACGTTACATAATTACAGCAAATGGAAGAGCAGGGTTATGTACGGCCGGAGCAGTTTCTATTCAGTGTAGTAACTAGCGTTCTGCTAGGTATGATTATGAATGCTGCCACCTAGCCGCGACAGACCGAAGGGAGGCAGACAATGTTTGGTATTCCCAAAACCGACGTAGAGCGCCTTATGTCTCATTATGGCATCAGTGAGGAAGAGGCTGTTGAGTTGCTTTCGAGCTATCCCGCTGACCTATTGCTTTCGGAGAGGGGATCGGGCTTAGCTCCGGTGGAGATCGTTGGTCGCACTCAAGGCGAGCTCGCCTCAGGACTCGAAATGATGGAGTCCAGTATAAACTATGGGGACAAGGCCCGGGTGACATTCTGCACCGAGGTTTTACCGGATGAGGTACAGCTTGCTGAAATGTACTTGGGGATGTTATCTACCGGCCACCATGTATCGTACCCCACCACTGCCGTGGTTGGTGGGATCCCGACCACCGAGTTCGTTATTAAGAAAGGGTCTCCCTTCTGGCCGTTGATTATCCCAATCTTAGTACCCCTGTTCACTGTTGGTTTAGTCGCCTTCGGCATCACCAAGATAGAAACCATCACCAAGGCGCTGGTGCCGATCATCTTGATTTCAATCGGCGGCCTGATTGTGCTGGCTGCGGTGCTTTCCAAGCCAGCCACCAAGTACATCGAGCGGGGCGGGAAGATTCCTTACCTGCCGGCAACCAAGGAAAAGATGACCAGGGATAAAGTGAAGGTCATCTCTTGGGCAGAGAGGGATCGGATGCACATCGGCATCGTCGATAAAAAGACGGAGCAGAAGAGTATCGCTGACTGGTGGGATGATGAGGCACGGCAGATGTTTGAAGATGGTTTCTTTAAACCAGGCGACATCCGGCAACAGACGATAAAAGGGAGAGCCTTTGAGGATAGCGTTCTGGACTATGCCGAGAGCGTCGGCATTCTGGCCAGTGGCAAGCGCCTAGCTTTGACTACATCAAAAAAAGCACTGGCCGTCAGGTAGAGAAAGAGAACTATCTGGCGGCTAATGATATTCAGGAAAGCCGCATCCGCCATGACCTCGGCAAGAGCGTCAACGAAGAGCAAGAGGCAGCCGACAAGTACCGCGATCGGAGCGAATACGCCTCCGGCGCTGGGGACAAAGAGACATCTCAACTTTACGAGCACATTGCGGGGGAAGAGGATACCCACAAGAGGGAGTTCCAGGAGCGTGGGCAGAAGCTATCTAAACAGTATTCTACTACTGAGCATGTCCCCCAGACCAAGAAGGAGTACTGGGTCAAGATAACCAAACGCGGCGCCAGCTCCTTCAGCGAAGGCTCTCTTATCAGGTGGGAAGAGTTCAAGGCAGATGACAGAAAGGTCAGAGAGCGTGGGGAAGAGCCAGCCTCCGTCGAGATTGTCAAAGAGCCACACCCGGGTAATGGGAATGGCGACAAGGAACTTCCGGCCACCGTCCAGGGCGAGCCGATCCCCGACAAGTATCGCACGCTGATACCCCTAATCGATGAGCCACTGCCGCCCGACAGTGATTACCTGGTGCCGGCGATTGTCCCCGAGGAAGGGGAGCGGAAGATTGACGCCGTACTCCGGCAGCTGAAGGAAGGCGTTGAGGGTATCCAGAACAGTGAACAGTTCCGGACATTCCTTACCACGATGGCCAAGTTCCATGAGTACTCGTTGGGCAATCAGATCCTTATCGCATTACAGAAGCCAGAGGCCACCCGGGTAGCCGGTTTCCAGACCTGGAAGAACCTCGGTCGCTTTGTGAAGAAGGGTGAAGCGGGCATCGCTATTCTGGCGCCTATAATGCCGCGCAAGCAGAAGAAGGAAGATGAGGAAGATGAAGAGTCGCCGCTGAGTCCGGTTTATTTCAAAGTTGTGCATGTTTTTGATGTCAGCCAGACCGAGGGCCAGCCGCTTCCGGAGTTTGAAGTACCGAGTCTTACCGGCGAGGCCAATGAAGAGTTGTTTACAAAGGCGTTGGCACTAGCCAAAGGTCAGGGGCTGGAAGTAAGTTTTGACCCCATGCCGTCGCAGGATCCGGGGCTGAAGGGTTTTTACTCAGGTAAAAAGATATGGGTGAAGCCCGATGAGCCCAGGGCACAGCAGCTCAAGACATTACTTCATGAGATGGCGCATTACTATTCTGAGGGAGTCTTCCGAATACCCAGGGCGGATGCGGAAACGATTGCCGAAAGTGCTGCCTTTGCTGTGGGGGCCCACTTCGGCTTTGACAGCGGCATAAGGTCATTCCCTTACGTCGCCCTCTGGTCGCAGGACCCGAAAGTGCTCAAGGCCAACCTTGGCTCAGTCCGGAAGGTGACCAGTATTATGCTCGAGGGGCTAGAAGACACGAAAGTAGGGCATTATGAGACAATAATCCCTGCCTTTGATGAAACCTTTGGACTACGGAAGCGTGAATTTGATAATAGGAACAAGCCAAGGTCTGAATGGATAAGGCGGGAAGAAAATAAGTTGGTGCCAGCTCTAAAGCCTTTCGAGCCGTACCACTTTGCCGAGTTTGTCCTGAGGTATAACCGCTTCAGTGATGCTGAGATACCTATTTATAGTGGGCTTACCGGCAAGGCTCCGCTGCGGATCCCCGACCATATTTGGAGAGAGGTAATTGAGGAGACTGAAGGCGAATTTATCAAGCAGGGTGAGCTTAACGTCTTCCAGATTCCTGAAAAGGAAAGGCCGGCTTACATGAGAGCAGCGCCGACTTGGAGAGATATTGCTTCTACTGTTCCAGAGAGCCACCCAGTAATACCTAAGGGGAGATACCCTGAAGTTGAAAATGGAATTGACCAAAAATTGTCTACATGGGCGAAAGAGCTATCTGTATCGCTTCCGAATTGGTATTTTGCAGAGAACGTTAATTTCGGCTATGATCCTGAGACAAAAATAATTGTATTACCAAGCGATCTCTCAAATGCAGTGGAGGGTGAAGATTTTAAATACCTGTGGTTCTGGATAGCACATGAATTTGGCCATCATTATATAAGTGATAAGAAGATGGATTTTAAGGAACTCTTTGATGAGGAAACCTATGCTTCGGATATTGCTACTCAGCTTACTACTTATCAAAGTGGCTATGCTTGGAAAGCCCTTCACGACTTATTGCCAAGGATATGGAAACAGGAAGTAGCGAAGGAGGGGAAAATGAGAATTGGTGAGGATGGCAAATTATATCTAAATGTCGAGGGAGAAGACATACAGTTATTACCTTTTAATTTCAAGGTTGCTAATGACCCCATTTGCTATGCTAAAAACGTGAAGAGTGGTAAGGTTGAAAGGCTAAGTCCAGTTGGCCATCAGAAAATTACCATTCTTCCTTCCAGTCCTAGAGAAGAGTTGGAATTCGTCGCCGACTCCCCTGAACTGATACCTTTCACCATCGACGATATCGGGTACCGTGACAAGTTAGATAATGCCTTCGAGATGGCAATCGCTAAAGTCCAAGGGGGCTAGATGTCTTATATAGAGGATGAGGGGAAAGTCATTGGCGATGCGCTCGGTGTAAGATATGACGGCCCTCAATATTATAAGGAAGACTTCAAGTTCCATCTTTTCACTGACCCCCTCACAGGCTTCACATTTGCTGGTACGTCTTTGGAGGATAGCAAAAAGCGGCTTGGGAAGATGAGAAGGCAATTCGGCATTTCTCAAGAAAAGTCACCCTCCACACATCCCTTAGTGCTCGAGCGTTTCCCCTATCCGGCTCCGGAGCAGATGGGGTTGGATATTGGGGGTATCGGCGAGCTAAAGGTAGAGATTCCACCTCCCCGAGGGAGCAAGCTTGAAGAAGGATCGGTTATACGCACTAGCGAAAAGCACGATAAAGCCGTTGAACACCTCGGCTACCACTCCGTCAGTTTGAGCGATGATGAGATATCCTTACTCGAAACGAAAGTCCCCACGGATATAGATGTAATCAACGAATCTCAAAACCGGCTTAGGGAGACGAAGATTATCCCGGATGATCAGCTTAGTTCCGCGCAGCTCGGGCACTTGAACCTTGCCAGGGCAATCGCAAAGGGTGTCGGCTGTATTCCCCCGGCCGGGATATATGCCGCTGTCATCCCGCCGGCCAGTGACAGGGTAAGGACCGCCGGGCTTTATGGAACCAAGAGTGGTGCACTATACCTATCTATAGATATGCTTTCGAAAGGTCGAGACGCATTTGATACACTTGTTCACGAACTGGGGCATCATCGCCAGTTCACCAGCAGCGGCGAGGCGGAGGATTTAACCCCCAGCCACGCAGAGGCCATGACAGATATTGCTAAGAAGTTAATCCAGGGCTTGAACTCGGGCGATTACGATAAACTACTCGTAGATACACAGTATTGACATACAGTTGATATAGTGCTATATAATGAAGGTAATATGGTTGAGACGAGAGAGCTAAAGCAGAAGACAGACTGGCTGGTACCGACCGCCGTTGTCCTCGGCGGCGCCGGCATTGCCGCGGGGCTCTATTTCTACATGAAGAAACCCCCCGGGGTAGACCCCGGAGGATCGTTTGATGTTACCTTTAATTTTGATTACCTCGGAGACGGTGGCATCTTTGTTCTTCAAGTCCATCTCGGCAAACTCTACGTTGGCAGTATCTTTGACCATGTCGAAGGGCTTGGCTGGTCAAAACAAGTTACACTAAGTGGCCCTGATTCATACGAGTTTAAGGTCAATTGTGTTCTACCGATGGCAACTGACCCCAAGACCTATGACGGCGAGGCCGGCATCAGAGCGGTTGGGCCCTGGGACCCACCGTACGACTATATCGCCGGGCCGGTTTATAAAAATGGGGCAGTTGAGGTGAGGAAGTAAATGGAGCAGCAGCCGGTTGCGGTAAGTATCATAAGGAAGGCTGGGGCTGGAGTCTACACCGAGATAACAGTGGTTGAAGCCCCCGCGTCGGCAAGTGCTGGTAGCCTGGTGCAGGTAAGGGTCAGCATCAAGAACAAGACAGCGTCGACAATTGGTATTATGGTCGGTGGCGCCCTGGAGTACGGTGTCAGCCCCTGGCCGACAATTTCCTTCCCGAACAATTGGGCCAACTTCCCCGCCGGGCAATCCTATTATTTCGATGGAACCTTCACCATGCCGGCCTATGCCGTCGTCATCCATGCTTACAGCTACTACTATGGGTCTGATAGCGCCTGGCACTTTGATGACGAGAGGACAAAGAGCGTGGGCTTGAGCCAGGTGGAGGATGCGCAATTTCAAAGCCTGAGCGTCAGTTACGCGAAGGTATAAGGAGGCCAAATGATACAGTTGCAATATGGAGATAAGCTACGGTTCACCTGCTCCTTTCAGCATAAGGGAGCTGCCTATACAGGGGCTAAACTGCATGCCGCCATCGGAAATAAGGGCGCTCTCGGATTCGATGAAATACTAAACAATGAGACGACTGTTACCGGTATCATCTACGATGCCACATGGCAAACGTACACGGTGACCATCGATGTTACGATTACGACAGGCATTTCCGGCGGAGCTTATGATACGATGGTCAAGCTCATGAGCATCCCGGGCAGCGACATCTACTGGTACGGCACGCTGGATGATATCGTTATCGTCGGCGCAGCGGAGTTCCAGGGTTTAAGTGTTTCTTACGCGAAGGTTTGAAAACTACTTGACAAATAGCCTACAATAGTTTTAAAGTTAAGATAATCTAAGAGGGGGCGAGCACTCTCGGCTGAAAAGTCTGAGGGCTCGCCCCCTCTTCTTTTTAGCGGAGTGCTCGCCCAACCGCAGAAGTCGAATGCGGAATTCTCGCAAGAGGAGGGAAACATGATCAGGATTCAGGACTTTGGGGAAGTTGCCTATGGCGGTGCCGTGACTCTCAGCACATGGTGGGACAACCAGCGCATCGAAAAGGGCACAATCGGCACGAAGGACGTCTTCAAGAAGGCGTCATTCTACACCTATCTGGGTGTAGGCCTCGTCGCCACGCTCATGAGCGTATTCGGCTGGATGCGGCGCTATGAAGTCTGGACGGAGAAGATCTCCACCGGCTTCCTGTACGACCTGCCGAGATTCGCCTATGACATGAGCAAGACCCTGAGTTCCGCAGGCAGGGCCAGGACATCCGAATCGGCTGCCGTCAGGGAAGCCCAGAGGATACTCCAGCAACGGTCCACTGCGCGGCAGCTCACCGAAGGGCAAGCGCATGCCACTCAGCGGAGCTACCAGCCCGAGTTCAACAAAACTATGGCCTGGTAAAACAGTAAAAGAAGCGTTCCAAATAAAATATAGCTCAGAAGGAGGTATACACTAATGAGCAGCAGAACGTACATTATACCCGTAGGGTCCATGACCCTCACCGATCAGAAAGACTATCGGATCAATGCCATCGCCGCCGCCATCGAGCGGGCATCCCAGAAGAAAATCGGCTCTATTTCCGATGAGATTCCGGGATATTCGCAGTTGGCCAGCAGAAATCAGCGCATTGACCAGGTCACCAGCTGGCTGAAGCAGGGCAACACCCCCGCTTCAATCGATGTCCGCGAACCCCAGCCCGGTCTAGACTTCGCCTGCACCATCGATGACTGGCAGACCCCGGCCATGGCCGCGGTCAACACCTTCTACACCATCTTCAATGGTGTGGTTACCCCAACGCTTAATGCTGTGCGCATTGCCGTATGGTATGGCGTTGCGGTCGAGACTGCCGGATTCCCGGTGTCGCGGCTTACCTGGCGCAGCGGAGGCGCCGCCGGCAACATCATCGCCGAGTTCGACTTGGAGCAGCTCATCAACCGGCTGGAATCCATCGGGTTCTTCTCCGAGCCGGTCATATTCGACCCGACCCTGCCGTACTCCGGGACCGTGAGATGTCGCACTGCCACCGCCCTTCTCGCTCGAGTGCAGCCGATGGGATTCATCATTGAGCCCGCCGGTACGACCAACGCATAAAATAACTGGCATGGTGAGCCAAGGAACAGAATCACCAATACTCATTATGGAGGATGGAGGTATAAAATGAGTTTCAACGATAAAGTAGATCAAATGTTTCTGGCTGCGATTGAGTCGGGTAGTATTCGTTATCAGACATTGCCCGCCGCAATAGTTCCCATTGCCGACGATGCCGCTTGGGACGAGTTATTCGCAGCCGCTGGAGCGCCGGCGGTTCCCTTCTGGTTATGCGGCATCTCTTTCAACTGGGCTACTGGTATCGCCGCGGAAACCTCACTGTTGGTTGATGTCGGTTACGGTGGTGTTGATGGTGCGGCAATTGCCGCGGCCACGGTCGTCCTCACCAACTGGCCGGTTACCCTGACGGCGGGAGCAGCTGCCTTGGGTCCCGATACTCACGCGCCACACATGCTGCCGTTCCCCGTTAAGATACCGGCTGCCAGTCGTATGGCGGCTCGTATCGCCAGTTCACCTACCGGCACCCTGGCCTTCACGGATTTCCGTGTAATTCTGGCCACTCTTGTCGGTTCCTAATTCTTAACCTGACCAAATGAGGGGGGAGGGATAGAGCCCTCCCCCCCACCCTAAAATTGAATATTACACGCTGGGCTTAAAAAGCCATGGCGTCTCTAGAAAAATCGATGTAAGGAGGCTGCTATGGAAGTAGCAAATATCTATGACAATGGTCCCCTGTCCTTAGTCGCAAGGATTAAGGATACCATCTCCGTCTACACGGCCAAGAAGTGGGCTCACTACCAGGTCGCCTATGCCGAGCCATGGCCCAGGTCCAGCCCTCTGAGGGTTGATCTGGTTGCTCTCGCCGGCGCAACGGCGATTGCCGCCAATGGCAACATCACCAAGCGGCTCATTCCCATTCTACAGGTCACCGATGGAGAAATGCTCTGTGTCCGGTTTGAACCCCTGGACGATGTCGAAGGGGTGATCTGGGAGCAGTCCGGCACCGGCAGGTTCAACTCGCGTAACAATCATGCCCGGGTAGACATGGCCAGTGGTCTGCGCGATCCATACCTGGCGGGTACTACCTTTTTCATTATGGGTCACCAGCGGGAGATGAACCTGGAAGTGCAGAACCCCAACCCAATAGCCCTTCCCCAAGCCAGATTTCAGTTCTTCGGTTTCCGCTATGTGGTTGAAGAGATATCTCCCGACCTGAGTTCGGTTGTCACTCAGAATGGGCAGCCTGACAAGCAGAAACAGGAAGATATCATCAGGCAGCTGGCGGCCGGGGACAAATCCACCGTAGCGCAATTCATCGGTCCGACGACCTGGTTGCCGGCCGAGGGCAGATAAAGGAGGTTATGTAGATGAGTTATCTAATTACTCAAGGCAGATACACCGGCATGATTGCCAAAGCCAATAACCGGAGTGGCGCAGCCGGCGCGGCTATCGGGCCAGGAATAGTTACCTCGAGCGCAGTGGGAGCAGACCTGATACATCAAATTCCTGTGGGGCGCTCCTTCTATGTCACCAAGCTCATGTGGTATCACGCTCTTGCCGGCACTGTTCTCCTGACATTTGGCACCCTTTCTAATGCCGGAGTACCGGCCATGGTGCAGATGTTCCCCGTGCAGGTGGCATTAGCCAATGTCGTTGGAGGAAGGATAGAGGAAGAGTTGGCAGGGGTTGAATTCATGCTGAACTCTGTACCCTTAGTCGGCTGGAACGGGAATCTCATTGTCACAGCTACCCTGGCAGGCGTCATAGTAGCTGGGGTCCAGATCTCCGCAGAATTAGCTGAGAAGTCATAGTAGAGGGAGAGTTAAATGTCTGTAAAGGTCATTGGGCCTAAAGATGTTACAGCTCTAGTCCTGTTGGTAGCCACCATGTCTGCGATTGGTGGCTGACTTCTGGCTAAGAAAAAATAAAAGGAGTAAGTCATGGCTGATGATGTAGCCCAGAAAATAGAAGAAGCCAAGAAGAAGATGTTCGGTAATCTCCAGCCTTCGGGAGGGAAAATTGTGATTCTGAGCAAGGGAGATGCGGAGGTTAAGTCATCCGACCCGAGGGTTGAAGTAAGGAAGGTGACATGAATTTCCCGGATATAGTTAACTATCTCCTTACTCTTAGATACCCGGGTTCTGAGAGCGGCCGGCAGAACTGGGTTTGCTATCGCGGCGGCCACCAGACGGTTGTACCTGTGTTTCCACCGAATACTACTGTTAAATATACGGTTCTGCCGTTGCATGGAGTCTACGCTTGGCTGGCATGGTCGTCCAGGTTCGGTGATGACATGGTACCGAATACGTTTACCGGCAGCATAAACTTTTACGGCACGGAGCCGCTGAGTGCCGTGCTCACTTCGCGGGTGAGAAATGACCCGTTCGAGTATTTTACACTGATAACCGAGCAGGAGCCGATGAATATCACTATGAGCAATATCAGTCCGCTGGGTCAGCGGGCAGAGATACTTAGTGACTTTCTGGTGATCCCCACCCCGAACGATCTGGCAACCATAAGTGATGCCCTGCGCCGGCTGGAAACCTCCATAGAATCGGAGCATCTCCTGCAGCAGAGTGCTTACCTTCTCGGTGTATTGAGTGGGGAGCCGCAGGAGCCGCGGCCGCCGGTAGGAGGCAGTTAATGAATGTAATACAAGGGCCGTGGGTTATTCTTCCGAGAGTGGTTATCCTTGGCACCGAGACAGAGACGGTTGCCGACCTGGTGGAGCATACCTCCATCGAATTTCCGGTGGAGTACCTGCAGGAGAAAGAGATCCATATTCTTGCTACTGAGGTAGTCATGTTTGGCGTCCCCGGCAATCTCCAGTGCTGGGTTGAGCTTTCGCCGGTCCCAACGGCCAATAACCTTATGTGGCCGGCACCGTTGCCAGTTCTGGGGCAATATTGGGCGGCCATTGGTGGCGGAGGGGGCGCTATAGCGCCGACAGCTCCGCTGGTCGAGGTGGCCACCGGGGTAATGGGCACGACGCACAGTATTCTGATACCGTGGGCAATTCACTCAGCCTGGGCTCGTCTGGTGATACAGACACCAGTTTCAGCCACGCCGGCCACGGCTTTCTGGATCGTTCAGGCGATATTCAGTGGGGCCAGTAAGTGAGGAATATAAATGAAGAAGGCGGCAACTATAAGCGTTTTAGCCGGCATAGGAGTTTTAGCCGGTAGTGTTCTTCTGGCTACCCGGGCAAAAGCTGCTCCTGAAGAGCCAGAAACGCCCGGTCTAATCCCCTCTGTCGATGACATTCTGGCATCCCAGGCCATGGGGGAGCTTGAGATATGGTATATGTATATCGGCCAGCTCTACTTCACCGGGCAGATCGATAGAGCAACCTACGAAACTCTCTACCAGGCTTATGTCGATAGGTTCTATCAGTTAACGGGGGCTAATCAATGAAAGTATCCACAAGCGGACTAAGGCAGGATTCACCAGCCAGGCCACTGCTTCTTGGGCTTCTATCCTATCAAGGCGTGACTGACGCCGCCGGCGCTGCCTCTGGTCTTACTATCGTATGTGGCGACTTGGTCAACGAACCTTCCTATGATGGGCAGCTTCTAAAGGTCAGGTCTGGCCCAGCAGCGGGACAGGTAAAGCCAATATATGTTCAGGCGGGTAACACCCTGACCTTTGCCACGCCATGGACAAATGCGGCAGGAGCGGTAGTTCAGATAGTTGCCGGCACGCTGTTTGATATCCTGTCGATAAGCGGAGGTGGAGGCGGTCCCGGGCCGGCTCCCAGAGAAGGGCTGTCTTACTATGGGGTTGTTGACGCCGTTCCGGGAGCGAACCAGTTCACCATCGGCTCCCTTGCTGGTCTCGGCGCCGGTAAATTTGATGGAGCGACCAACCCCTACTATGCCTTTGTCCTGCGGGACGCCGGGGGCGCCGGAGCTGCCCCCCAGGGAGAGCAATTACCCATAACGGCCTACGTCACCGCAACGGGCGCATTCACCACGGGAGCTTTCACTGCGGCAGTAGCTGTTGGTGATGAGATTCTTATTCTTCATCCCAATGTAGCTGCTGTGCTAGTTATCCTGGCTGGCCTTGCGGTTCCGGGAGTTGACTCAGTAATCAATTTACTGATGCGGGATGTCACGGGTAACAAGGCCGATACCGCTCTTTACGCTGCCACCGTTACTGACTCCCTGATGCGGTACTTGAAGGCCGTGCTGCATACTGAAGTGCTGGCCATCGGTACGTTTACAACTTCCAGCGCAACAGTACCGGCCGATACCGGACGGACTGAGGCCAACGACGCCTGGAAGGGCTGTCTCCTGATGCCGCTGGTGGCCGGCGCCGGGGCGACCGCTTTCCAACCGAAACGTATTGTCTCATTTGCTAATGTCGGCGGTGTCTTCACCATCGACCCCGGCAACCCCTTCACCTCACCCACCGGGTTAGTGGCCTATGCGATATTGCCTGCCCAGGCGGACTTTGTTCCGGCTGCCGATAGTGCCCGGAATGTTTCAACACCGGAGGTGGTTGGAAATAAGGCGGACGCGGCGGTAACAGTAGTAGGAGTTGTCGCCAGCGCTATTGCCTACACCAAAGGAATTCTCAATGTCATCGCCGCCATCAACAGTGGTTTTCAGGAACAGGCAGATGTAGCAGTCAATATCAATGCCATTCTTGCCGCCGAGACAGATGTTTTAAATGTAGCCGTTGCCGGCACCAGATATATAGTGAGAAGCCTGCGGCTGAAGTGTGCCGACCCGGGAGCCAATACGGTTACTGTCAGGCTCTACGAGTTGGTTAATGATGGGGCTATTGCAGTACAGAGTTTTGATATTACCGCGGCCAATTTCGGAACCTATCTCTCTTTAATGGACATGTTCGGGCTTCCATACTTGGCGGGGGACAATCTAAGGGTTACGGTACAGGCTTCGGCTGCCGGACCATACGCCGTAAGTGGCCAGTACAGCCATGCTACCGCTACATAGGAGTAAATTATGAGTCATTGGATTGACCGAATATTAGAAGCTATCTGGCAGGTGCCATCCGTCATCGGTGTCGAGTGGAACCAGCCCACCGATGATTGGTACCGCATTGATGAATACGGTAACCATGTGAACCTGCAGGGCGGCTACTTCGACCGTCATCCTGTCTGGGGTGGCATGAGAAGGTGCACCCTGGCCGCCGCCGGCACGGTAAATCACTATGGGGCGAACCCTCGTGGCGATGGTCTTGACCTCACCGGCGTAGATGGCCGTGTCATGGTTGAGATACCCAAGTTCTACGTCAAAGGTGAGAGCCCATCGGCCAATGTTTACCGCTGGTGGATATCGCCGTCAGCCCGGCCCGGATATGTGGTGCATCCAGCCTTCGTCCAGAGAGGTGGCGTGGAGAAGGACCATATCTACGTTGGGGCATACGATGCTGACTTCGAGTATGACGGTGCAAACGCGGCTTATAACGCCGCCAATGAGAAGTTACACTCTCGCACCGGTAAACAGCCCTACACAGGTA